GTTTGCTTCATGATCGGCAATACCTAGTTCTTTGCATAGTCGAGTCAATAATGTCTCAACTACTTTGCGGTTCTTACATCTGCCTGTTATTTCATATATCAACTTGATAACCTCATTTAATAGGATAATTATATCATACTATCCCGAGAAAGTAAACTGTTAATATTTACACTTTCTCTAATCTAGACATCAAGCGGTCTGCGCGATTCGTTACTTGTTTATACCATCGTGAATCTCTTCCTTCGACCGCCGCCAACTTCCAGTTAGCTGATTCTGCAGCCCTAATCATTTTCTTAAACTTAGAGAGTTTACCTCTACCAAGATTAAATGCCATATTGGCAAATACTTGCTTAGCCTCTTGCGGATAGCTATCCCAACCAGAGAACAACACTTTACAGTCTTCAATAGATACCTTAACGTCTAATATGAATGCTTCATTAACTCTTTCTGGTTCAACAACTGTCCCAACTGGCATGCCTTCTTCGAACTCAAACTTTTGAATAAGATGACCAATTCCAAACGTAGGATAACCTAAATGGTCTAGGTAGATTTCGTACTTTACGCCTTCGTCTATCTCAAGCTGCGTTCTTAATAGTACCAAATCAATCTCAGTATTCTTATCTCCTGAGCCAAACATGCTGCATGCTTGTCGAATTCTACGCGACATTCTCATCTATTTGTCCTCTACTACTATATTGGCTAGCATTAGTTCAAACTCTTCAATTTTGCCAACTCGATCAGGCCAATGAATGTAATCCTTTTCAGGATTTTTCTTTAGATTACTTAGTAGAGGTAATATAGCATTATATAGCTTGTTTAATTTCTCTTCAGCATCTTCTGCTGTATGATTTAGATCAGTTAAATCGGACTGTGCTCTTTGAACCACTTCAAGCTCGTCTTCATCGACTGCAGTAAAACCAAAATCAAATATATCCGACATTTACTTCTCCATTGGAGGATTCTTTTTAGATTCCTTCTTTCTATCTTTATGCTTAATTGTTCTAGCATGTGTTGGTGTAGACTTTCTTGGCTTAAAATCTTTAGTCTTCATATTATATATAACTCTTCTCTAATCAATTTATATAGGTATTATACACTACTGGTCGAGATTGTAAACGTTTACTTATGTTAATATTAACAAAATTTAGGCAAAAGAAAGGGCGACCGAAGCCACCCTAACTGTTGTACTATATAGACTTATTATGGAGTATCTGTTACTAAGTCAGCAGAGCTAAAGTTAACACCAACAAGGTCGGCAGAACCGGCTATATCAGCTATAGTCGTTACACTAGTCTCTATCTCGTAGTAGTGAACAGGAGCCGAAGCTAATTGACTTAAGTCCTGCGTAGCACCACTATTATAGATAGTCGCTAGGTTAGCACTCTCGTCTGTATCCCATATCGCAATTTGATTCACGCGACCATCAAACGATTGGGGTGATGAGGTACTATACTTACCTATTTTAAACTGTTCTGCCTTTATATCTCCGTCATAACCATTACCTGTCTGTTGTACCTGAGATATAGCGTTAGCACCATTTACGCTCATAGTGAATCTAGTGATATAAGAGGCAATATCAGCAGAGTTAACTCCTGTAGTTCCACCGTCATAAGTAACTAATATGTGATTCCATTGGTTTAAAGGTAGTGTACCTACACCAAAGAAAGCAATCAAATTATTCGTTTGGCCGAATACGAAACTTATATTGCCACCGCCAAATTGATTGATTGCTATCTGACCATCAGTTGCTACATCAGTACCGCCGTAGTAAAACAATGTCTCAGTATTTGTACTTGACGAAGGCTTCATCCACATTGATATAGTCCATGCATCAGAAGCACCAGAACCGTTAGCAGCTCTCCGAAGTACTGTTACATCAGAAGGATTACCCTGTAGTACTGTTCCTGAAGCAGCAGTAAAGTTAAGAGAGTTAGAGTTAGTATAAACAATTTCGGCAACTGTTACAGTAATAGTAAACTCAACAGTACCACCGATAGCATTACCAGCTTTGCAGTTAACTACAATAGTATCTGCAGATGTTCCAAGAAAGGCTGGAGCAGTACCACTTAATACACCAGTATTTTGATTTAATATCATCCAACTCGGAGCATCTAATTCAACATACTGATTAACTATATTATCGCTAGATACGATTTGAAAGTTTAATGCATCACCTTCTGTAACTGTTACAGTTTGATCAGCAATAGTTGGTACGAAATTAAGATCTGGTTGACTACCTTGACCTATAGTTTGTTTTGAAATTACTGGAATAGAGTAATATGCTCTATTACCTTTAACGCCAAAGTATAAGCTAACACTAGAGCCAGGAGCCGGAGACTGTTTAGCGGTAGCTATTTTATGACCTTTATCTTCGTCATATAAAGTCAAATCACCATTATCAGTAAATCTTAAACTAAACATACCTTGTATAGTTCCTGCACCACCACCATCTCTATATTGATTTAAACTTGCAGAATAGAAATAACCACCAGATGGAGAAGTTGCATTCGTATTAGCATTCCAATCTGAAACTCCAGAAGAAGTATCAAACACGATAGCTTCATTGGTTTGGTATATGAATATATTATCTAATTGCTCTTCAGCAGTGCTAACTCCACTTGATGCACCAGTATAATTCGTACCAAAGAAATCTCCTTGACCAACCTCATCAAGCATAAACATGATCTTTTCGCCTGCGACAATAGATATGTTTGATTTGATTATAGTATGATCTTCAATTCCATTTACGATTCCAGCTTCAGAGTTATCAAAATCATGAACGATGGTCCAATCTTTTGTCGATATGATTCCGTTAGGTAATACACCATTTGACCAAGTATGCATTTGGACATTGAAAGATGTAACAGCTAAAGCTATAGTAGTCTTAGCTATTTCTACTTCAGGACTAACAGATATATCTACTAAAGTTAAGAACCCTAATTCATCAAATCTTAGCGCTAAAGCATCACCAGTACCTACTACATATTTAGTTCCATTGGTTGTATTAGTCAAAGTAGTATTTGAGCCAGCTATAAAACCACCAGCGTAGGTAAAAGCTGTATTCCAATTAGATTGCGTTACCGACCCACCATTATAGGCAGTTGCTACTTCAGGTCCATCCCATATACCAAGTATTAGATTAGCACCTCCATTACTCTGAAAGTTCCACTTAAATTCATCTCCTTGAGTAAGTGCTTGACCAAAGTAAAATGGTAATTGCTGATTTACTGTAGAGTCATTAGTAGATACTGCTACTTCTGTATTAGCATTAGTTCCATATGAAATAAACCATTTGTCATTTGTAGCACTTAAAGAAGATCCACTAACCATATTAGAAGCGTCGATAGTAATCTCTGAAGCATCTGACATAACTAATATCAAATCGGTTCCAACTACTGAACCACTAACTACGTTAGTGCTAGAACCTGTAGCTAAAGTCGTAGCATCAATAGTGATTATAGAACCGTTATTTAATGATAATTGAATATCGGTTCCAACTACTGTTCCACCGGTTATAATTGTATCGTTATCTATTGCCAAGCCACCAACGCCAACAGTGATAACGCTTGCATCACTCATCGTTAATTCAAGGTCAATACCATTAGCATTCAATGTACCACTTACAACGTATAAGTTTGTATCTACTGCTAATGAAGTAACATCAATCGTAACCGTACTAGAATCACTAGCTGTTAATGTAAGAGTGTTACCAACTAAAGAACCGAAACTAATAGTAGTATTTTCGTCTACTGCTAAACTTGAAGCATCAACTGTGACGGTAGTAGCATCGTCCATAGTCAATACTAGATCAGAACCACTCAGTACTCCGCTTGCTACAAAGTTATTCGTATCAACACCTAGTGTAGTTACATCTGTTGTATAAGATGTACCATCATTCAATGTTATAGTTAAGTCGTTACCGCTTAAAACAAAATCAGTTACTGGATTGCCTTGTGATGCGAACGTTAACGCGTTGCTGAATAAATCGTTTAGTTGAGTTACTGCTAGGTTCAATACAGAGTTAACCAATGTTCCATTAATACTAACACCACTAACTGGAAGACTTTCAACCATGATCTTTTGACCATCTTTAGCCTTAATCTGTATGTTTGTACCATTAGCCACAGCCTGTAGGGTGTTAACGGGGTGAGGTATTAATAGTGAGTCAGCGCCCAAAGATAAGTCTCTAAGTAGGATTGTAGCTCCTGTAGGGTCTAAACCGAAGTCCATTGCTGCATATTTCAAGTAAGGACTGATTAGCTCAATATCCTTATCTTCAAAGAGTCTGTTATGTACTGTAGCCTGATAACGTAAGAGGCCAGTGTTAGGATCAACAGTATCACCTTGACGTACTTGGAAAACACCTAAATCTGCATCATCAGATATACGTACCTTTACGATCTCAGCGAATAATGTAGTACCTGCTCTAACGTCAACAGGGTGATCAAAGAACCATTCAATTACATCGTTTGGATATATATGGGCGGCAGCTGATGATCGAGCCGAAGCTCTAGGAAGAACTTGCATATACACCTGTCTACCGCTAATAGTAATACGATATTCAAGTCTAATTGAAGAATCTACTTCTTCAGCTGCTGTTGTAGTAATACCAAGACCTGTGATGTTAATACCAAAGTAGTTATTACCACTGTATCCTGTTGATGTAAGAGGATCAGGACTTCCACCTAAAGGCAGAGAAAACATATCAGTATAAACCCTACCGCTAGGTGGAATAAATCCAGACCCGTCTCGGTTAGCAGTAATACTTTGATCTTTTAGTCCACCCCACATAGGAAAGAAGTTAATGTCGCTAGTCAAGTTGGTAAAGAATATATTCTCTGAACCTGAAGACATCTTATGTTGTTGGCCAAGGAAGAGCGAGTTTAGAGTTGTTTCAATTGCTCTATCAGTAATAAGCTTTCGTGATGCTGGGTCGTATCTAAGGTGGTCAAGGGCCAGTTCTTGTTCTGTTGTTACTTCATTAACAAGCTTGGCGCCTTCAGCATTGATGTAGTCTACAACCTGCTGAGTTGTGTATGATAAGTCATCAACTAAAAACGTACCATCCTTATCAGTTATACGACGCTCATTACATCGTGATAAAAGTATACGATCATCGCCATTCTCATCTTGTCTATCGGTTCGACGAACAATGATTCTATTTAATTGGGTTGGATGCAATTCTGCCGTTACTGTTCCTAAGAACTTTGGCTTTATGCGGGAGTTATCGAAAAAGACACAACCTCTTGTTGTATCTGCATAAAGTTTTATAAAATTTGCTACTGACATTTATATATTTCCTGTTATAAAGATACAAAAAAGGTTAATGATAATGCTTCGAATTCTAGATCTTCAGTTGACTTTGCTTCAATGGTAAAAGAACCAGCGGTGTCCCAGCTTGTTCCATCTAAAGTATCACCTACGAAAAACGATATTAGTTCCTCATTAGGATATACAACAGCTGCACCTTGAGACATTTCTAAAGCGTTAGTTGTTGTGACAAAGGTACCTGCACCTAAACCAGTATCTGGAATCGTAGCAACACCGTTAGCGTTACCATCAAATCTCAATCTAAGAGATAATGATGATTCATCAACGTCAGGTGTAGCGAGATGAAGAATACGAACAGAAACATAAGATCCTGCGTTTAACCCTGCGCAGCTAAATCGACCTTCACCTACGTCATAAACGCCGTTTCCATCACCATATGTTGTCCCATCTGGTTGAGCGGCAGCTCGACATCTAAGCGGGACTAGGTCGTTTCTAATTGCCTCATAGTTATCTAATACAATCTTTGTCCATGTGTCTGCTACGAGGCTTTGTACTGTGTTAGTAGCCGAAGGGTCATAGTAATTAGACACTAGACCATAATATCCCTGGACCTCATTAGCAGTATGGGTGTAATCAATCTGATCTGTTTCTATTAGGCTGTTTTCATCAAGAGTTGGAACACCCTCTGGTATACCGTACTCTGACTCATAGTTGCCCATATCAAACTTACCCGTAATAGGGTTAATTCTATATTTAGACATATTTGTTCTCCTTAAACTGTTCGTTCAGAAGAAACAACATTATCATCCACGTCATAGACATACACAATAGTCGCAATTAATGTTCCGCCTGCTTGAAGACCACCTCTAAAGTAATCGATTTGGACTAGGTTACTTGTTGAAGTACCGCCACCCGTGCCGTAGGCATATGCTACGAAGTCGTGAGGACCTACACCAAATCCTGTCTGCTTGCTGTTCGCTGGTAAATGTTGATAGTTATTAAAAGCCATAGTGTTTTCCTACTTATTCTGATAGTTATTAATGATCTTAAATGATCTACTATTATTTATAATAGATCCAGACTACAGACGCAAAAAAGGACCACCGAGGCAGTCCTTTTTAGTATTATTTTATCCTTAATTAATTTGTAATACTCTTCAAATGTATCGTCTGATATTATTTATAAGAGTCAGCATTTTAACATTATTCTGCTATATGTCTATATATTTCTTTCCAATTTGCAAAGCGAGGATGCTCTGCCTCAGAGTTAAATTGATGTGCTATTAACAATGGATCAAGACCATACTTAGCACCATTCTCGGCATTTGCATCTAGATCCTCAACCCAGTAGCAGTTACTTCCTTCCCACTTGGCCAATGCGCTATCTTTGGACGCGCCACATGCTCTGAATGTAAATCCATCGAATACTTCAGCTCCAAAGAGCATTTCAAGGTTCATTATCCTTAGCTTCTGTGCGTGTTTATCAGCCGATAGACTAGTGATAACATGAAATTTGTATCCATGTCGATAATAGAGACGTTTGATATAATGTACTGCATCTCTAAGGGGTGGTAGGAAACCAATCGCGGCAGAGTCATTGAATACTCTAACTGCCCGCTTCGCTTGTTCTGCAGTTATACCATATCGAGTAGCAACGTTATAGCAATCGCTATCAAGGACTTTAAGTCCATTAGTTTCATTGTAGACATCATATGCAAATAACCAATCACATAATACACCATCACAATCTACTAGTATAATCTTATCTTTTGAATCTATCATATATTATCTCCTATCTACCGAATAACTTTCTTCGGCGATATTCTTTAATGGCATCCCATAATTGAGATGTCCAATTATCGCGATGTTCAACGAACACTTGGGTTCCTTCATCACCAGCGATTACTATAACCAATTGAGTTATAGGTTGACCAGTACGTTCTTCAACCATGATTGCGTAAGCCGCAGTCTGCATGAAGTATGAACTAATCCATTCTTTCTTTTTAGTCTTACGACTTGTCTTATAGTCTATAATGGCTGGTTTGCCATTCCATACGCCAACACAATCTACTCGACCTGCCATATTTAGATGCTTAGAATATAAGGCTACTTCTTGACCCCATACTTCTGTTAAACTTTCATCTAGAATATCAAAGACAGTTGACGCAGTTTCGATATTCTGTTTATGTTGTAATTCTTTAGCTGAGTTATCAAATTCTTTGGTCTTAAAGCTATCATCATTATTGACATATTCTTCTAATATTGAATGAACATTAGTACCACGACTCGAAGCTTGACGAGAGATTCGATTAGCTTCTTCAGGTCCAACTCGAGCTCTCCAAGCCTGAATTGCTTCTTCACCAAGGTGACCAAGGACAGTCGTCACAGATGGATATGCATTTCCATCAGGATCTACGTACTTTCTTCCAGACTTTTTAGTCTCGCAACTTAAGTCATCGTAACCAAGATCCATAGGGACGTGTTTAAAATTCATTTATTGAGTCTCCAGACATGTGCAGTTTAATAGAATCATTTGTTTAACAGCACATAATGACATATTGTCAACTAGCGGTACCAAGTCGCGAGCAGTATCAGCGATACTGATATAACCACTCATCTCCTTAGACACTCCATATCTTTCAGTACCTATAACATAGTTACATGCACTTAGTTGTCTAACATATACATCTGCTTTAAAATATAGTTTATTCATTTAGTTACCTTAAGCTTAATAAACTTACGTCCAGTCTTAGTGAACGATAATGGCTTAGCGAATGTAGTGAATACATCTTCACCTGCCAATTTGTATCCTACGAGCTTCCCTTGATCATTAAGGAAATACGTATGGTTCGGTTGATTATATTTACATTCCGACCAATCAGTTATCTCTTTAAGAGCTTGAGTTGAACCTTCAATTAGTATCATGTATCTAGCTCTTGTGAATTAACGAGTAACAACGATTTAATGCTGTCATGTGACGAGTGTTTTACCAAACCAACTATAGTATCTGTTAGATCATCAATACTAGTAAAGTTACCTTGTTCAATAGCAGTAAAGTCGTACTGTAAGGTACCTAATAACCATTTACTGTTTTCTTTACGAACATAAAGTGTATGTTTAAAATATAGCTTTTTCATTCTACCACCATATATGTTATCAGATGCGTGGAACAGGAGATGTTCCTTTAGCTGTTATCATTTTAGTTTTACATGGCCCAAAGTTCATATCAGCTTGCATTCGTTGTAGTGAACCCTCTAGAGTTGGAATTCCGAGAGCTCTTGCTGTTTCTCCAGCTGTTAAGTGCTTTTCGTTATCAGTTGATTTTTGACGTCTAATCTGATACTCAAACATTGATCTCTTACCTGCTGAGATTTCACAAAATACAACAGACGTACGCGAATTAATAATCAGAGTAGAATGATCGAATGTATTATTACCCATATTCATATTAAACCCTCACAACACGTTAATTAATTTATAGGTTAATTATAACATACATCTATGCGTTTGTAAACAGTAAATAATTACAATTTAGTTACGTAGTGGGGATGCACAGAATATTGGTGCCGAAGGCCGAGTATCGAACGCTGATTCGTCAATAAGAACGGCAACAGGACCTGATATTAGGCCATCAGTATCTACCGTTTTAATAGTAACTTCATATAGACCTACTGTAATAGGTGGACTAATAAATGATGTACCATATACTGCAAATTCACCAATAGTACCGCGGGTAAAGCCGGTAAAGAAAATTCGATCATGACGATATTCCGCATGACCTAAGTCAATATAATATTGACACCAATCAATATCAGCATTCGAATTAAAACTATCTTCAGTGCATTCAAATAATAGCTCATATGTGAATATATAGTGATCGATATCGTTCGAGTCAAGCTCACCACCATTAGTTCTCGTCGTCGGAGTAGACCATTCGAAAACAAATGATTGAGGTTGATATATAGGATCATTAGGAAATGATTGAGCAGATGAAACAGAACTAACGGTAAGGGCAAGTAATAGACTAAATCTGAACATAAGATGATATAACATATTTGTCTCCTGATATAGGAATGCATCCTTTATGCGGATGCGTCCAGTGAGGTGGAAAACAGACAACACTGCCTGTTTTTGGTTGTACTCCTAACTGGTTCTCGCCTAAATCAAATAGAGTTTCACCTCCAACTTCGACATCGTTTAGGTAAAAGAACATAACAAGAATTCGTTTGCATGTATCTACTGTAGTAGCATCAATATGCCAATCGAATTCTCCAATCCCTTGGTCGTATTTCTTTATTCTCGGTGCCTCATAATTCTGAGTATGAGGAAATGATGGGTAATGAGAAGCATAAAACGAATGAACGTCAGTCATAGCCTTGGTAACATTCGCTCTATGCTTATCAAATGATGGACTATCAATAATGTTGATTTCATTGAATCGATATCCATCTGTATCTCTTACTACGACATCTGACGTTGAGTCATATACATCAATAAGATCTTGACATACAACAGAAGATAATACATCTTCAAATATCTTGATCTTATGATCTATCATCGTGAAAGAATGTCCACTAACAAAAACAGATTTATTAGAAGTATGAGACTGGGACATATGGTTCTTACAAGTTCCATCTTGAATCTCAATACTTCTAATTCCTTCTTATTCATACTGTTAATATCTCCTATCGTTTAGTTATGATTTCATCAATTAAGCCAAACTCTAATGTTTCTTGAGGACTCATGAAGTTATCTCTTTCAGTAGCTACCATTACTTCGTCGAATGTGCGACCAGCATGATTTGCAATCTCTTGAGTTAACTGCGTACGTAACTTTAATATCTCTTCAGCTTGGATTTGAATATCCGTCTGCTGACCACTGGCTCCACCTGATGGTTGGTGAATCATAATGCGAGAGTTGGGTAGAGCTGATCGCTTGCCTTTTTCACCAGCTCCAAGGAGGAATGCGCCCATAGAACAAGCTTGACCCATACAGATAGTTCGAACATCAGGTTTAATGAAGTTCATAGTATCATATATCGAAAGACCAGCAGTAACGACACCACCTGGAGAATTGATATAAAGGTTAATGTCTTTATTAGGATCTTCTGCTTCTAAGAATAACAACTGGGCAACGATCAAGTTAGCCATGCCGTCTTCAACCTGGCCGTTAAGGAAGATTGTTCTCTCTTTTAGAAGTCGCGAGAAAAGATCAAATGCTCGTTCGCCTTTGCCAGTATCTTCGATTACAGTCGGGACTAAATTCATAGTATATACGCCTTTTTAGTTAATGTTCTTCTATTATAACATAATATCATTAAATTGTAAACTGTTATTTTTTCATATTATAAAACATGTATAGTGCAAAGAAGTAACCAAATACCAGTATGCATCCTTGACAACAGTATAACGCTATCTCTAATTTGCTCATTTTAATTCCCTGATCCGAGACTCTAGCATACCAATCATTAGTTTGCATTCATCGACCGATTCAGCATGAGCTATCATCTTACAGACATCTATTGCGTTATTAGCCGTTGAGTCTGAATTAACTTGATTGTAGCCTCTACGAGCCGGTACAACAGGTGTCGTCATAGTAATAGTATTGTCTTCCATTACATAGCCATTAAACCAAGTGTATACTTGACCCTTATACATTACCGCTCTACTACTCGCGGCATCTAGATCTATTCCGTTATTTTTACATACAATAACGAATTCGATTAGATCTACATAGCCACGATCGTTAACTAACTCTCTAAACGTCATACTCATTTCTTCTTGACCTCTGTCAGTAATACAGCTCTACGATGAGAAGCGCGTCTAAACTCTGCTTGAATCTCTACGATACCATCAAGCATACCGTAGTCTTTACCGCTAATTGTTACTAAATGGCCATTAAAATCTTCAACTTTGATTTTATTATCTCCGCAAGCACTAACAAAATCAGTTAGGTTTGCCCATTTCTTTTTGCGATTAAGAAGTTCATTCAGTGTTTTCATGGTTAGTCTCCTGGACTAATTAGAGAAGAAAGCCTCACTTGATGGGGAACAGTGAAACGGTGTTAAAATTGATTCTTCGAACTTTGCACCCGACATAATATTAGTACGAGTAACTGTAATAGCATCCATACGAGTTAAAAGAGTATGCATGTCTGGACTATGTACAAAGTCCATAATGTTATCATCTGGATGGAGGTTGCCTGGATCAACGTCATTCTTGATTGCGATCCAGCCTTTTCGACCAGTCGCTGCTCGTAGAGCAGGATCTACATCGGCATGATTAACTGATAGGACACGATATGTTCGAGCATGTTCATGGAAATATTCACCAGCTGCTTTCTTGATAAAGGATTTTGGTTTGCTCATAATATATTAACTCTCTCATTTATTAATTTATGTATCTATTATATCATACTGGTCGACATTGTAAACAGTAAATAGTTACAATCTTTATCGTTCGTCCCATAAGCAATATGAACCAGATAATAGTAACGCGCTGAATCCAATAGCTATATAGATAGTTATAACGTTCGCCAGAGTCATAATTCCAAGTATAGCAAATATAGCAATTGTAAGTTTATCGATATCTTCCATGGTATTCTCCATAGTCTATTTAGTGAGCTTTACATGCATTCTTAGCTTTAAGACCTTTAAGTCCTGCTGTCTTAGCCATTTTAGTACATTCTCTTTTGAATTTGCGACCATGTCCGTAGTGTTTAGCTTCGAATAATTTAGCGTGAGCTAATTCATGAACTAGTGCTTCGTGGGTCTTGGCAGGGGATAGGTTAGTGTTAATGTCTATATGTACATTACCACCAACGTATAAGGATGCTTCTCCTGCGACCTTACTGCCTAGATCTTTATAATCAGCAGTAATATGGTCGCAGTTCATGCTTAATGCTAAACATGTATTGAGAAGTAGTGAAGTAATTGTGATAGTCATAATGTTGTCTCTATAATGTATGTGTTTATCAATCTATAGGTACATTATATACTACTGACAGCAAAAGTAAACGTTTATATTCACTTTGTTATTATTTACTATTTAGGAGTTATTGGACTAGATGGACCGATTCTCTCGTGAATTGTCTCTCTGAGCAGGTCGATCTCTTTAAGTATTTGTTCGTATTCTTCTACTTTGTACCTTGTTAGAGTTGCAAGTTCAGCAATGCTTAGCTGAGCTTTTTCTTCATTGAACCTATTGATCTTCATCTTATTTACGTACTTCGATAATGCTTCTAGTTCTACTTTATCCTTAAAGCAATTCATTATTCTCATCAATGAGATGGCACGACTGACGCGTTTCATACTATTTATCCTATTTGTTTAAGTAAAAGTTGGTTCTAAGCTATAAAGCTTAAAACCTTTGCTTTTGGCTGTTTGGCTTCAGTTTCCTTATCGATTAGCTTAGCTAGATCCATAAGACCTGAACCTTCAGGAATATTCTGCATTTTAAGTTGATCTACAACTTTCATTACAGACTGATTTCTCTCAGTTGGGAGTCTTACTATGTTGTGGTTCATAATGTAATTTCCTCTCAGTTTGATTTAATATAGTTATTATAAACCTTTTAGAGTAGAAGTATACCTTTATTTTTGTTACTATTTCACATTATCCTCATCGTCCTTAATTCTATTAGTGAGTTTATCTAATACGTCATCTTTAGACCAATTAATCACTGGACTATCTTCGTTAGCGAGTTCGACGATCTCATCAGTTGTTACTACTCGATGAGAAACTATCTGTTCACCAAGATGCTGTTGACCTAGTTCTACGTCAGGATTCATCACTACAGTATCAAGTGCCCATTCGACTGGATCATCGTCATTCAATTCTACAGCATATCGCATACGAAAAGTACTAACACATTCTACTAAAACAAACTTACTCATACTCATTTTCCTCTTTTTGTCTCTATAGCCATTAACTGTTCCACAGACATACCATCACCCCTGTGTCTTACCCCAATACCTTTAGCAACTGCCCGACTAAATAGTTTTTCTCGACAAAAACAACAAAGACTATCGTAACTGCTGGCGTGACCTTTACCACACCCACATGTGACATTACTCATTCTCATTTTCCTCTTTAACGTAGTAGTCATCCATCATCATGTATGATGTTGGCATCCCAATTCCCATCACCAAATGGTTCAGGTGCTTGTTCATCTTTAACGTAGAAGTCCTCCCAATCACCAAATATTTCAGGTGATTGCTCTTTGGCTAGATCCATATAGTATTCGCCAGGATAATGTCTAAGACATCGACCTGCTTCCTTTCTTATTGCGCTTGGTACTCTTGGAGTTTTCTTTGGATCTAATAGGTCTATTAGAAATAACCTAGTACGGTTTACCGCATTTCTTCTTTCATCAGGCATTGTCATTCTTTATCTCCTTTATTTGCAATAAATATTTTAAGTGTTAGATTATCATCCTGTAGACTATAGCGAACACTTTCATTTTTGGTTAGATGGTGTGTATATGCCCGACCAGTTTGATCTATAATCTCAAGTCGATTAATCTTATTCAGTTCTACCAATGCATCCTGCAATGTATTGTCTTCGTATTTGAGCTCGAGCTCATCTACCCAACTCCAAGCGCCTTCATAGTACTCATCATCTGTCCAATCAAGCTGCTTAGTTTCATTCTGATCAGCTATAGTCCAAGGGTGCACTCCAATTTTAAGGAGTCTGATAGCTTCCTTTAGCTCATCCTCATAGCAATCTTTTTTTGCTTCTGTCTCCGTTACATCATAGAGTGTCATTATATACTTTAAGGCTATATCTCGATCAGTGATCACTATCGAATTTCCTGAAATGTTAATGCTTTAAAGCATTGGATATAGAAGTCTTTAATCTCTCCACGATGTTCCCAGCATACACCTAAAGGCACGTAGACTGGCGAGACAATAAGAAAGAATGCTCCTATGAAAAAATCTTTAATTAGTTCTTTATGTTCTTCATTCATTTTCTTTTCCTTCCTTATCTTCAAGTTCACATTCATCTACCCAACACTGAGCGCCTTCATAGTACTCTACCCAACTCCAAGCGCCTTCATAGTACTCATCATCTGTCCAATCAAGCTCAGGTTTCTTATCTTTAGGATCTCCTAAGAAAAAATGTTTAATTAGTTCTTTATTCATTTTCTACCCACCATCTTATTCCTTGTCATTATATACTTTAATGCTATATCTCGATCAGTGATCATTTGCTATCCACCTTATTCTTTGACCATATTCTTTTTCAAAATCGCTGATCAGTTCTCTATATGTTAAGAGAACAGTCGACTCTAATTTGTCTAACCAATCACTTAAAGCATTCCAATCTTCAGTCAGCATTGGTGCGATGCTGTACTCGCTTCTACCACACCAGTGTTCTTTTTCATCCAATCCATATATGTCTATACGACCACAAGAATACGATTCCAAGTAATGTCTATATCGAGTCTTTTCGAAAATCTTACCTGACGTTTCTCTCCACTCAAACGGTATATTTCTGTCTTCATACCATCGAGTAGCTATCGGACCCATCCAGTTTGTACTATAGGTAATCATATTAGTCCCATAGGTTCTCGTAGTATCGACCAAACAATAAGAACCCATTAGCTATACGTTTCTGATGTTTGTCGTAGCCTTCAGTGTCCATCTTATATGTATGATTTGGACCATGAACTAATTGTGTACCAATCTCTTCGCCATCTTTACCATAGTAGGGAATACCATCGAAGTCAATATTACCAGAACAATATTGTTCCTTCCAGTCGTCGTCTAGTTTATGTTCGAATGCAAAGATCATTTCATCTAATATATAATCCCAACGTTCTGGGTTATAGCCTTCGCCTTCAGTATCTGGAGTAGTAATATGAGGTGCATCCTCTTTAAGAGTATTTGGATACCCACACTTAGTCTCTTTGAGTTGTTTCAACATAGGCAATATAATAAAGGCCAGTGTAGTATCCATAGACCACGTATCGTAATTGTCGATGCGTACCTTGACCTTCTGCTTAGGAGCATATCCGAATAGCTTATAGGATATATTGGTCCACCATCGATCTGACGCATACTTACCGATATTAACTTTCATCACATTATCCTTAGTATTTAATTTGTATATTATATCATATTAGGCTAGTAAAGTAAACTGTTATTTGATGTTATTTAATCAGATTAGTTGTTAACCGACTTTACAGTTCCTTCCCTCTCTTTTTCTTAGAAGCCTTTTTCCTAACGGCTTTTTCTTAGCGGTCTTTTTTTCGAATTCCACAGGGACACGAGATCGAGATCGAGGTCGAGATCCAAGGTCGAGATCCAAGACCAGGATCCGAGATCAGGTCCTAGGATCAGAACCTGGACGCGACTGGTTCCCTGGTTATTTGACGAGCTCGAGAGGTTGTCGTGGATAGGGACACGTAGCGCAGGCTGCTCTGTATAAGATTCCAGTATGGGCATGCCTCTGTGGTCGTGTTTTACCGTCCTCCGTGTTCATGCTGTGGTAGAGCTCGCGCTCTAGTGAGATCACATACAGTTCATGTTCTGTTGGATATACCCTAAGGGCCATTTCCTTCTCTGTTACTTCGCGTACATGTAACATCTCATGTAATAATACATCGGCAGGCGAGGCTATGCCAGTCTCCATAACAGCTCCTACACTTGGATCGAAGTATATAATAGAACGTATAGACAAGGTCTTATCGTACCTACTCAATGTTTCAGCAGCGTTTGGTCTATATACCACAATCCAATCCTTACTAGCTAAAGACTTATACAATTCTGATGCAGCTTTGTAGTTATCAATATAAGTAGCAACTTCTAATAGGATATGGTCTTCTATACCAGCAGATCTACTCCTAAGATCATCATAGGTCGATTTAGGTACTTCTGAGCATGACGTAACTGCCAAGACTGCGGACATAACTGACATAACTGCGGTAATCAAAAAAATCTTCGTAATTTTCAAAGTATGTATCTCCTCAATATAAGGTTATCTAATGGTATCTATTAAACCTGCGATTAACCATAGACTGATCTGCACTAAACATAACGCAGTTACTATAGTTACTAATAGAAAGAGTGCGATGAAGCCTGTCCAAGCTAAAAGGCCTAACAATAAGATCATAACTGATAAGCTCATTTAAACCTCCAGAAGCAGTAAAGACTGAAGGTAGTCAGTGTAACTGCTAATCTGTCTACGTCGTGACTTGTATTAAAGCCTGTACTATATAGACTACTGATGAACGTAGCAACAAGTATAAGTAAGAGCAGATCTGAGGTTATCACTGCTGACCTTAGTGAATATCTGGGAGTGTAATTTACCCGGAGATTATTTTTAGTAAGTGGTCGTCTGATCATTTTTCCTGCTCCTATATAGTCTACATCGAGGGTATCTGATAACCTTTACGCTAAAGGACAAACACATCTGACTACTTTAGTTCGGACTTCATTTAACACTGTTGCTCTATAGGGTGCATATAACAGTGACATCCTCAGCCCAGTATTATATTGCCTTACATCTAGGCTGCGTACCACTCTATAGAGTCTCAACTGCGCGTTGGTTAGCTGCTGATATCCTACCAACCTTATTAGATAGCCACTCTTGTACGCGATGGGCTGACTGTAGATGACGTGATTCAACCTTATGACTCGTCTTGTCTATATAAGCAATAGTATAGTGAGATGTGTTAGGTCTCTTAGATATGCTATACTGTTCTACTATAAGAGTTTCTGATATAATAGGCATATTTGATTATCCTTGTTATATTTTTGATTTAGCAACCATAGCAGCAACTACTCGATTGAGGGTATCTGCTACATTCTCTGCTTTGAGAAGACTGTGTTGAACAGTCATTGTGGTCATTATCCCCTTGGGGGAGACTTCGACTACTCTATAAGCAGTCTGATCGTCTTGATAATGTACTGGTATTACTTTATACATAACGATCTCTCCTTTGATTTAGGATACAATGGATAGGTTTTCAGCGAGGGATTCAGCTGCATGTAAGGTTGGTAGAGTGGCGAAGGTAATCAGTTCTTTTTTGCTTGAGATGCCTACGACTCTATAGCCTGATACGTCGTTACCATAATGGACTTTGATTACTTTATACATAATGATCTCTCTTTTGTTTGTATGTATCTATTATAACATACTGGTATAGGTTGTAAACAGTAAATAATTACAATAAGGCGAGTATGCCTACGCACAATACTACGAATAGCACGATAGTACTGATAAATGATGCGATTGCTTTGATGTCTTCCATTGTATTGTCTCTCTATTTGATGAGTTGTCTTACAGCGAGTTTGAATAGACATACTACTATAAGGGTAATGACAAAGGTAAGTGCGAATACCGTAAAGAATATCCTCATGCTTCAATCTCTGCTGTTTGAGCTATACAGAGACGATCTTCAATTGACTCTATGACTCTGTCATTAATATAGACTCGTTCCATCCAATAGTTTTCTAATTGAGCGTACTCATCATGGCTTAGCTGATTGGCTTCCATAGCCTCTTCTATACTATTAAAACCCATGGCTATCTGCTCTTGTACTTCGTTAGCAGCGTCGAGTTCGTCATTGATCATTTCAACTATAGTCTTCATATTATACTCCAAATGCGATATCAGCGAGTTGTTCTGCATTCATTGGTTTGCTAGCCCAAGCTTTAAGATCAAAGTCTGAGTTAGCAGTACGAGCTGGATGGGCTGGATGAGTACCAGCAGATATATCAGCGAAGTTCTTTTGGATCCATTCTTTAACTTCTTTTAAGGTATCAAATGAACGATCTTCATTAGCAAAGAACTCTAAGGTAGCTTGATTAGAGGCACGATCTGCGTCTAACCACCAACCTTTAGCTTTAGGATCATTCAAATGGATGTTCGCTGGTACTACACGAATTGTATTATGGAAGGTCCATATAGAACCAGTAGGAGTTGTTGCTTTCTTTTTAAGTGATATCATATATAGGTCTCTCAATAATGTATGTGTTTATCAATTTATAGGTCTATTATATACAGTTGGCTGTAGAAGTAAACGTTTATTTATGTAAATAGTTCACATTAGAGGAAGATGAACCCACATATCACTACTATGACTGAGAGTCCGAGTATCTTACCGTCTTGTAGGATAGAGGCTATGATAAGGACTAATATGGCAAATGGTATAGCTTTCACTAAGAACATAAAGAGAAGCCAGTTATCGCCTATCACGTTCATTACTTCATTCATATAATATACCCTGGGGGTGGAAGGTTATAATACTAACATGGTTAATGGTACTTCGAAGAATCGACCATCATCTGTCTCTATAGAGCATTTAGATCTACGTATACTGGTAACTGTTACTGTACCAAGGGCTGAGTTATTTCTGATATCGACTCGACTACCTTCAGTTAGCATGCTCTTTGCTTTGTTCTGACTGATCTTTCTTAACTGTTTATGTCTGGTATTCACAAGGTCTATAAGGACTGAGACATCGCTAAGGTTGTCGATCTTCTGAATTTCTGCTGCAAGGGTAGCTAATGACATATCGGTACTCTCTATATAGGTGTTTATCAATTTATATGGTTATTATAACCTATATAGAAGGGAATGTAAACAAGTTTATTAGATCAATTCGTTATAAGGTCTATATAGAATGGTTATAAGAGGTATCTACCTGTGGATCCAACCACGTCGCTGCTTACCATTCTGAGGTACAAAATGAGGTACATAACGTCTAAACATCTGTACAAGGTTCTGCTGAGTCTTAGTATAACCAGTCTCCATACAGTAGATCTCCCATCCATTCGTCCTATATAGATCATATTGCTCAGTCCAATAGACTTCCTTATCAGTCTCTTTTTGAATCTTAGCCTTCTGTTCCTCTTTAAGACGTATCAAACGCTTCTTACGACCATACTGGTAACCCCTAGGCAGTGGAGAACCCCATACTATACGCCTATCGAGCTCGCCATTCGTAATCCAACGCAACCGAGTGTCAGTTACTATAGAGTGTAAGTAGTCTATATAGGACTGGAGTAGCAATACGTTGTCTGGGTCTGATTTGAGCATCAATTTATACACTATTCTATGCTCCTTTGACTTAAGTCTATACACCTCTCCTATATAGGGACAGCGAAAATCCTCGAACGTTCTTTTATCAGCTCTATTGATTGCCCTTAGAAGGACAGCATCGTATACTCTCTTATAATCCATACATTACCTGTTAAATCTGTTCTATTCGTTTATATACTGTATTGTTCTATTTATAGCTGGTCGAGAGTATCGTAAGCTATACTTGTTTAGCCACAAGTCGGCTGTCTGACGTGGTTGAGGTATGCTAGGACGTGATCTGAGGAGTACAATTGATGTATATCTACTGTTATCTGTATCTGTATGGTACCCTCTCTATATAGATGATCTAACTCTTACCTCTGTACAACAACTATTGTTATCTGTATAGGCGTAAGGTGTATGTATTCTATAGTTATCTGTATACGCGTTGTTATACCTATAAGCAGGTTGTCTCTATATAGCATATTATCACTATATAGATGTTTTTGATTATGTGTGAGAGTATTCAAATTATTGAGTATTCATCGGGGACGATGGCTACGCTGATATAGGTTAAAAAAGTCTCTAACTAGGATATAATGAGTAGTACTGCTGGCGTGAGAAAAAAGCTCTACTGAGGATACTATGAGGTTGTTGCGCGGCGCTTTTCCTTAATGACTATACCATTCTTTACCATACCTGATATTGCAGATACACTGGTATCTAGAGCTATAGCCATACTCTTCTGACCATAGTATACAATATCTGGATCGTCTACGTGGTAGTAATGATTAGTCATACCCTTAGATACAGCCTTTGACCATACGTCAGCAATACCTGGTTCTGATCGTTTGAGTTCTCTACTCTCTTTCATTAGCGCTATCTGTTTAGTACTATAGGCTGGATCTGTAAATTTGTTCTTCATAGTATCTGACAGTTGTTTCCTAACTGCTGGATCTGCCCATCTAATCTTTCCTGATATTGAATTAGACTCTGACATGAGTTCTCTATAGACTGGATCTTGCCATCTGACTTTAGCTATCTCTGAATTAGACAGCTCGTCTTGATTAAGCTCTTCTATAAGCTCTTTCTTTTCATCTGCTGTCATAGGAGTTGATGGGTTATATTGACCGCGTGCCTTTAGGTCATCAATAGAAGGTATGAATGACTCAATTAGCGATTCTGTATCCTTATTCTTAGGCATATCAATCAAGCGTGACGAGTAATACGATCAAATGGACGATCGCGTAGACGTAAAGAAGGCTGTAAATGTCGTATAATGTCATTATTTGTCCTAAAAAATGGGACTGTCTTTACAGCGCAGTCATTCTGATATAACGGTCCAAGGTCATGCTATGGGCCCGAAGATGGTGCACTCAGTGATCATCTGATTATGTTATATCGTGTTTTACCACGCTAAGTGCGAAATTGGGACTGTCTTTACAGCGCAGTCATTCTGATATAACGGTCCAAGGTCATATATTGTCATCTATTTTCCAAAAAATGTATTGAGCCTAAGCCTACGAGAGCGATAGCAATGTAGAGTAAAGCAAATAAATCGTCTATAATCATGATAATTTCCACTCTGTTTGTTCTTCTATAGCATATTGACAGCCTTGGACATAATCCCTGTCTTCCTCTGACAACACGGTCCAAGCAAATGTGATGGTACCTATATGCTCGTGTACGCCATTTGGATCAGTTAGGTGAGTATTAGACTCCATCATAGACTGTAGTTTGTCCATACGGGCATCGAGTTTCTCTCTTAGACTCATATCTATTCCTTCTCAGACAAAGCTAAGCGCAATTCTCGATACATGTCTACATAGCATTTCTTAATCTCGTGTCGTTCTTGCCACATAATTGCTGCTGGGACGACTACTGGAGATACAATGAAGAAGA